GGCGATCCAACTCAGTATGACATCGATGTAAAGGTAGATAAAGACGGCGGAGCGACGGGGTATTACACAGTAATTCCAAAGTCAAAGAAGCCGTTATCTAAGGAAGATTTAGATCTCAAAGAGAAAGTAGATCTCGATGATCTAAAGCGTCGATGCACCCCTCCAACCGTTGAGCAGGTTCAAGAGCGAATTGATGCAATCAAGGCAAAGCGGAACGGTTCGAATGGTTCGAACGGAACGAACGGAGCAACCAAACCTGCTGCTACAGCTGCTCATAGTTCTAGCAGCGATGATGACGAAGAGGATTTCCCTCCAGTGGCATGATCTAAGCAGGATAGGTTTTCTTGAAAAAGCGGCTCAAAAGGCCGCTTTTTCGTTTTTTAATGCTTGATATATACCAAGCATGAATAAGGATCTTTATCAGACAATATTGGGCTTGGATATAAGCACAACTACAATAGGCATTTCAATAATTAATAAATGCGTTCAAACTGGTAAAATAACGCTAGATGTATGTAAATATTATAAGCCTCCAAAAGATGGAAGTATTTTTGAAAGGCTTATTGAAGTTAAACAATTTATTTTAAATTTATTAGAGGCTTATGATCCTCATGTTGTTGTAATAGAAGATTACGCCCGTTTTATGGCTGGCAGCTCAGGTGCAGCAACTATTATTCCTCTTGCAATTTTTAATACTACAATAGGCCTTACGGTATTTGAAAATACAGGTAATGAGCCAATATTAATGAATGTTAATACTATTAGAAAATGGTTAAAGACAGGAGAGGAAAGATTAAAAAAAGAAGATATTCCAGAAGCTGTTGCTTATCATTTAAAAATAGATTTCCCGTATGAAATGACTAAGAAAGGAAAAATTGCTGTAGAAAGCTATGATAAGGCAGATTCCGCAGCAGTAGCACTAGCTTATTTAAAATCTATTGAGCCAAAAATTGTTAAACCAAAGAAGAGTCGAGCCAAAAAAGTAATGGGACTGTAAGTCATTATGAACCTCTCTGAAGCATATAATATAATTGGTGTAAACTCGGATTCTACACAGGATGAAATAAAGACAGCTTATAAAAAGCTAGTTTTAAAACATCATCCGGATCGTAATAAAGATAACGAAAAAGAAGCCGAGACGAAATTTAAACAGATTAATGAAGCTATGCAAATTATAGAGCGTGGCGAAGAACCGGAATATCCACAATGGGACAGCAATAATATAGCTCAACAAATATTTATAAATTTTAATTCTGGGCATCAACGCACAAGAAGGCAGGATCCTATTGTTCATACTCGTATTACTTTTGTTGAGTCTGTTTTGGGGTGCGAGAGAGATATATCTTATATAAGATATATAAAATGTAATAAGTGTTCTGGTAAAGGATTAATATACGACAAATTAGTTAATTGTAAAATATGTAAAGGTCTTGGAAGAGTTGAGTCCTCTTTTTCAAGAGGCAATGCCAAATTTTATAGCACTTGTAATGTTTGTCAAGGAATAGGCTCTGATACTGAGAAGTGTAAAGATTGTGACGGAGAAGGTTCTGTCAAAAAGGAAGAGCAGAATAAATTGCAATTTCCTTGTGGTTTAACCGATGCGCAAATAATAAGAGTAGGAGGAGCTGGTAATTTTGTGCAATATCATCCACAATTTGGTGATATGCATTCTGATGTTTTTATCAGAATGCAGGTAGAGCCTGATAAAGATATGACACTGAATGGCAATGATGTTATATCTAATATAGACTTAATTTTATTAGAGGCATTAAAAGGAACAACAAAATCAGTAAGAACCGTAAAAGGTGAAATGAAATTGAAAATTCAACCTGGCATTAAACATGGCAATCAAATCAAAGTTGTTGGTTATGGAGCAGGAGAAATAGGTTCACATTTGTTTATTGTAAATGTTAAGTATCCAGAAAACACTGAAGAGTTGATTAGGTTATTAGAAAAAGAGCAACAAGAAAAGGCAAACAATGTTTAGAATTTATTGTGATAACAAAGGCTGTGGCAAGGATATGGAGCCATTATTAAATGTCAATACCAACGATGTAGAATGCGTTGAATGTGGCAGATCCATAAAAAGCATTACAAGTTTTACCAAATCTCAAATGAAATCGATTGGGCAGATTAAGAGAGATGAGAAGGTTAAGCAGGCTTTTTCTGTTCAATGTCGTTCTTGCATGAAAGAGAGCACCCCAAAATTAGGTGATAAAAATGAGCTTCGATGTTCTATTTGTAATAATCATTTAGATTATTTGTCTGCACCATATGCTCATGCTGTTAGAGAAAATTTATTGAGGAAACAAAAGAACATAGCCACTGTTTCAGTGGCATCAGTGAATGTTGCACCTAAGGTGACTGCTTCATTTAAATGAATTTAAAAGAGTTATCAATAAACATTCGTGAGCGTTCGGCTATGTTTGCAGAAGTTTTGCAAGCTTGCCGAACTTTGCTTATTCATAATCCATTGGCGTCTGAGTCTAGAGATTATTTAGATAGCAGAATTGCTACTTTTTATCAAGATCGTTTTCAGTTTGGGTATTTTCCAAATAATGAAAATCTGCAAAAACTTATAAATATGGTTGGTGAGGAAAAGCTTAAATCATTAGATTTAATATATGACAAATATGTTAATGATGCAGACTGTATGGTAACGGTCAAACAAAGTATTTTATCATCACATAATTTAATTATGCCATATAAAGATGTTTATGGCAACATTGTAGCACTAGTGGGCCGCACTCTTCTTTCAAAAGAAGAGCAAAAAGAAAAGAATATATCTAAATATAAAAACTCACAATTTCATAAATCATTACATATGTTCGGTCTTTATAATAGTAAGCGTAGTATTATTTCAAATAATTGCGTTCTTCTTGTGGAAGGACAATTTGATTGTATTTCTTGTCATGTTCATGGTTTTCATAATGTCGTTGCTTTAGGCGGTGTTGCTTTTAGTAAATATCAATTTGCGTTATTATCTAGATATACTAATAATATAAAGCTATTATTAGATAATGATAGTCCTGGATTAAACGCCGCCAATAAAATAATCGAAAGATACTCATCATTTGCTAACATTAAGAAAATCCAGCTTCCGTCCTGTTATAAAGATGTTGATGAGTATTTGTTAAAGAGCAACGATTATGGAGCATTAAATTTTACAGGATAATAAATATGTTAGACTCAACTGCTAATAGGCTTGGGCATTGTAAGCAATCTATCTCAAATATGATGGATTATAATTTAATTTATTTTTACAGTAGTGAGGTTTAATATGACAGATAGAAGCAAGAATCGATCAGATCGTTATCAATGGGTTCTTATAGAATGCCCTTGTTCTCCAGAAATGATGACAGAGGTTTGTGATTCTGATGGCATCGGAGCCCAATTAAATCCCTGGGGTTATAATGAAGAATTATTTGAATTAAAAGACAAATTGAAAGCCGCTTTTTGGAGAATTGTTGACACTCAGCTTACTTCAAGACAAAAAGAGGTTATTCATCTTTATGCCGAAGGTCTTACTCAAACCGAAATTGCTAAGAAATTAAATGTAAATCAATCAAGTATCACAAAAAGTATTAATGGAAATTGTGATTACAGAAATGGACGTAAAGTTTATGGTGGAGCTAGAAAAAAATTAAGAAAAATTGCTGATAAAGATGAAGAAATAAAAGAAATATTAGATAGAATAGCAGATTTACAAAGTAATAATTATTAATGAGTGAGTATGAAGAAAATATTGTTGAGCCTTCATACGGTGTTATTTACTTAATTATTAATAATATAAATAAAAAAATATATATTGGGCAGACAACTTCTGATATTCCTAAAAGCAGATGGTACAAACATATATATTGCGCAAATCATTCTGCTATTTATTATTTTGGGAAGGCTATTAAAAAATATGGTGCCAAAAATTTTTCATTTAAAATAATAAAAAAGTGTAAAAATCATGAAGATTTGAATTATTGGGAAATCTATTATATAGATTTTTACGATTCAAGAAACAGAAAAAAGGGGTATAATATAAAAGAGGGCGGTAGTCACGGAAAACATTCTGAGGAAACGAAGGAAAAGTTAAGAGTGATAAATACTGGCAAAACTCTTACTAAAGAGCATAAATTGAAATTATCTCAGGCTCATTTAGGCAAAAAACATTCTAAGAAATGGAAAAAATTAATGTCTAAATTGATGACTGGTAAAAAATTATCATCAGAACATTGTA